AATACACTAGCATGTATGAATGTGCCCAACAATACACTGATACATGGGGTGATTTACAAGATAAAGAAAAACTATATAAGTCATGGGAATGCTTTTCAACAAGAATACCTCATAATAGACTATAATGGATACACTTAATATGTCAAAAAGATTCACCACCACTCTGCTAGAAGATGACTTTGGTGACCTCCAACTTACTATTCCTTACGATATATGTGAAGAGTTTGGTTGGGATCAGACTACAGAGTTCGAGTACGAGATGTCGGATGATGGTTCTATACACTTTAAACCTCTGGAAAGATGAAGTACGTTCTCTTTAACGAAGAATTTGTCCCTCAAGGTTCCTTCTCTTCTATACAGGAACTAAGAAACTATCTTTGTGATAGAAAGTACGAACATGACTGTGATAAAGATATCTCATGCACATTTGATTACATTAAAGGTATAAAATGGCATTTCGAGATAATAGAATGAAAAGTGAAAAAAAGAAAACACTAAATAACCTTGTAAAGGTTTCTGATAAAGAAAGGTTATATCACCCAAACCCACAAGAACTCTGGGAAGAGTTTCATCGTGTAGTACTTCCTCCTATACGTGGTAGAAAAAATGAAAAAAATATTTGAAGCAATAGTCCTAGCAGGAGTAATCATAGGATTCGGAGTTATATTCGTAATCGAAGCAATAGATCTGTTTATAATTAGACCTATCTATCAAAAGTTCTTTAAAAAAAGGAGGCGACGCAAACGTGGATGATCCAAAAATCTGTCCTGTCTGTGATGCTAGATGGTTAGAAGGTCAGTTATATTGGAATACAGGACGCGAAGCGTGTCCCCACGACCTCGCAGGATTAGTATGTAATGTCATACATCCTAACTTTAAATGTGTGAACCCATGCAAAGGTTCTGACTCAGGTGTACAATGGGGTCACCCACAAGATGCAATAGATAAATTTTTTGATGATATACTTGACAACTACGAATAGATAGTGTATAGTAATTACAGTATAGGATACAATATGAGAAATTTAAGGGAGGACATCCTTAAATCACAGATAAACTATTATCAAGGGTTGATTTGCAAACATCAACAGAACGTAGAGATCTATCTCAACCAACCTGTCGGTATTGGGGAACATCCCGATGTCATGGCAGCGATTGAGAGTGAGATCGACAATATTGCGAAAGCACATGAACGTATCGAAGTTATTAACCATTATTTTATGAATAGATGATAGAACAAGAACTTTGGAACGAAGAAGAGTCAGATAAAAGAATGAACGTCATCGCACAGAACGGAAACGATGGATTGCACTATTCTGAAGAAGATTCTGACCCATATGCAGAAGCATTGAATAGTGTCAATGAATGCATCGTAAAATTAGCAGAAAGGACGCAAATAATAGAAGAATTTGTCTCAGAAGCACAAACTTTGGATAAAATACAGTATACTCCGAAAGATTCTGACCAAACTTTGAATTTTTTTGCAATAATTAACGATTTATACCGAAAAATCGAGATAATTGACAAAAAAGTCGATAATTTGCACCGTTGGTGCCGAAAATAGTCCAAATTACCCCGCGAGCGACCACAAATCATGGCAATGTATAAAATGGGTCTCAGTGAGATCGAATCAAAACCTAAGAAGACAAGACAAGGAAACGGAGCACATACTAAGTACTCTGCAACCTCTAGAAACAAGAAAAAGAAACCCTATAGAGGTCAAGGAAAGTGAGTGACGTGTTATTTCGGAAGCATAGAGTCTTTCGAGAGACGCAAGACGTAATCTTCTTCGATATTTCTGTTGAAGAATCGAATGCCTCTGATCTAGTAGTTCATACTGGTGCTGCGATTTCTCCTCCAAATGACTTGGTGGGTGCAAAACAGTTCTACATACACTATCATCAGACAGATTTCAACAGAGTAGTACAAGGAGAGAGACAATTTGAGTTAGTAAACTTCGATTGGAAGTACCCATATCATATTGTACACCTAAATCGGTCGTCTGGTGCCCTCGTTATACCCACAAAAACCTTCCACAGGTCGATATCTGGGGAGGAGGGGTCGATCGTAATCAATCAATCCAGTAGAACTGAGGGATTTGATCATGATAAAGAGTTTATACCTGTGTCTGCTGCTGAGAATAAGAAGTTGTATGAGATATTGAAACACGAAAAACCTGTTGTTCACACTCTTGGAGAATAATGCAAGTCATTAACAACTTTTTAGATGACTATTATATAGACTATCTTTCTGATACTGTCACCAATCCTATGTTTGAGTGGCGATACCATAATAATATTTCTAAGTTCATACCCCCTAACCACGCATCTCTTCGTGATCAGGAGTTTTTGTCTGGTCTATCTAACGTTCTCTTTGATAATCAGAACAATTTGGGTTTTACCAACAACGCATGGATACCTGCTGTCTTGAAGATAGAAAAGGAACTGGGAGCACAAAAAGGTAGTTTGACAAGAGCAAGACTAGATATGACGTTGCAAGCACCTAAAACGACCTTACACACACCACATACAGATCAGAACTATCCTCACTGGTCTTGTATACTATATCTAATAGACAGTGATGGTGATACCGTAATATATAATGAAGACAAAGGTGCAGAAGAACTAACTATATTACACACAGTAGAACCTAGAAAGAACCGATTAGTCATTTTTGATGGTGATCAGATGCATACAGGTCACTCTCCATTACATCATGCTAATCGTATTCTACTCAATCTCAACTTTATGAAATGAACAATTACGGATTAGAAATAGCATTTTGGGTTATCTTAGGACTTTTTATCCTTACAAAGTTAAAAGTATTCAAGAAGTAGCATAAATACTTTTAGGACGGAGGTATTATGGTCGTAAAAGTAGACAAGAGTGAAGAATTTGTCAAAAGTGGCAAAGTCTTGATTAGTGAGTATCCTGCCAAAAAAGAAAAGGATGTAAAACCACTTAGCAAATGGCGTTAAAATCAATAAGTGGAAAGGATGTAAACCTAAGTCGTGCTTTTAAAGATATAAAAGTGGACTTTGCAAGAAACCCTTTCACAAAAGATGTATCTGCAGTTTCTAATGACAACTCAATAAAGCAGTCATTAAAGAATCTTGTGATGACTCAGCCTGGTGAAAAGTTATTTCAACCCCAAATAGGTTCAGGAGTGAGACAACTATTGTTTGAACCTATGGATGGATTTACAGCAGATGCTATTAGAGACGACATTCTATCTACTGTTGGACAACACGAACCCAGAATTACAATTGAAAACGTTGCTGTAAGAGAGCAGTACGATGCAAATCAATTTAATGTCACTATAGATTATGTAATAGTAGGGCAACCTCTAGTTGAAACAGTATCATTTGTACTTAAGAGACCCGAATAATGTCAACACCAAATAATTTAACAGCACTAGACTTCAATGACATCAAAGCGTCAATAAAATCTTACCTAAGAACTAGGAGAGAATTTACAGACTATGAGTTTGATGGTGCAACATTGAACTACTTGATAGATGTATTATCATATAATACTTACTATAGTTCATTTAATGCGAACATGGCAATGAATGAGGCGTTCCTACCCTCTTCCACAGTGCGTGATAATGTAGTTAATATAGCAAAACTTTTAAATTATGTACCAAGATCAATAAATGCAAGTCAAGCAACTGTCAATTTAACTGTACAGACTATACAAAGTAGCGGATCATACCCTTCTACAGTCACACTTAAGAAAGGTGCAGTGGCAACTGGTGGAAATTATATATGGAATGTTCTTTCTGATACTACTGCTGAGGTAAATTCTACAACTGGTATAGCAACTTTTAGTAATCTTGTACTAAAAGAGGGATCTATAGTCACATTCCAATACGTTGTTAATACATTTGCAACACAAAATTACAAAGTTCCTTCAGAAGATGCGGACATTAACACACTTTCCGTAAGAGTAAAGGCAAACGAATCCTCTACAACCTCTGATTTGTACAATTTAGTGGACACAATCACAGGACTTACCGCATCCACTAGGGTATATTTCCTATCAGAGGGTGAAGATATGCGGTATGAGGTAAAATTTGGAGATGATTCTGTAGGTAGAGCATTAAAAGACGGAGAAGTTGTAATGTTTGAGTACCTTGTGACTTCTGGTGAAGAGGCAAATGACGTAGATAGGTTCTCATACACTGGTAGAATGACGGATACACTAGGTCAAAGTTATTCTCCTGCTGCTGTGACACTCACAAAAGTGGCAAGATCACAAAACGGAACTGCTGCTGAGACTATTGAGTCTATTAAATATAATGCTCCAAGATTCTATTCCTCACAATATCGTGCTGTGACTGCAGGAGACTATGCTATTCTTACTAAAAAGGTATATCCTAATGCAGATGCAGTGGTAGCATACGGTGGAGACTCTTTAAATCCTCCTGTGTATGGAAAAGTATTTGTTGCGGTAAAGACTGCTACAGGTGCTACATTGAACGATCAAACTAAAAAGAACATTGCTGCAGACCTAAGAAAGTATGCGATGGCATCTATTGATCCTGTGATCATTGATCCAGAGAACCTTTACATCTATACTAAGGTATTTGTTCTATATGACACTGGTAGTAGTTCTGATACATCAACAATCAAAACAAATGTACAGACTGCAATCAGTCAGTGGGCACAACAAACCCAGATAAACAACTTCAATAGTACATTTAGATCACAAGCATACGAGAAAGCGATCACACTGTCAAATAATGCTATTACAGACGTATCTCTACAGGTCACTCTATTGAGATATATTATTCCTGTTGTTAACCAAACTAACACATATACAATATCTACTGGTTCTGCTTTGTATAATTCCGCACCAAGTAAAACATCCTTGTCTGTAGATGGAGCAAAAGAACCAATTCTACTCTCTGGACAGTTCCGTACAGCAGATAGACCAGGTGTTGATCAACAATTTGAGGATGATGGATATGGAAACCTTAGAACATTCTATAACACAGGTACAAGAAAAGTATTTACAAACACCTCTGCAGGTACTGTCAACTATGACACAGGAGAAATTGCCTTTGGTCCTATTGCTGTTATTGGAACAGGTTCAAATATTCCTACCACTGGTATAACAATTACTGATTCAACAACTGGTGCGGGTTCTATAACTGATCCTGCAGGACTTCCAACATCATTATCATTACCAGTTCAGTTTATTCCTGCTAACAGTTCTACCATACCTGCTTCAACACCAGGTACGATTATTAACTTGGTAAGTCCTGAAGTGACAATTTCACCAATTGGAACTGCACCACCTCCTTCAATCCCACTAAATAGTTTGAGTCCTACAGTGTTCGACCAAACACCAACAATAGTGAGTGTGACCTAAAGGGTTAAATGACAAATATCAACAAAGTCTCATCGGCAATTGTTGCCCAGACTCCCGAATTTATAGAGTCTGACTATCCTCTGTTTAACAGATTTCTTGAGTATTACTATCAGTCTCAAGAGAAGACTGGTCTTGGGCAGAATATCTTAAACAATTTTCTTGGATACCTTGATATTGATAGGTTAGACGTAGGTATATTAGATGGTAAGACAAAATTAGTAGAAGCAATAGATGCAACTAGCGATACAATCGTTGTAGAATCGATTGACCAGTTTTTAGAAAAATCTGGATCTATTCTCATAGGTAGTGAAGTTATCTACTATGAGAGTACAACCAGTTCTCCAAACATTGCTCTTTCACCAGGTATTTCATATGATCAGGTAAAATTAAAGTGGGTAAATCTTTTTAGTCCTATCGATCTCTTTGATGGCACTACTACTCAGTTTAATTTAGTATCTCAAGACAATCCTATTGCACCTCCATCTGCACAACATTTGATTGTCTCTGTATATGGTGAGGTATTGACACCTGGTACGGACTATACGGTCAATGGAACCACTATTACCTATGCAAGTGCTCCTAGAACAAAGATTCCTTCTGATGATGCTATAAACACCTTTATTACATACCTAGATGGTTTTGTAGAGAATCAGATTGTTCCACTCGATAATATTTCTAACTCATTTGGTGAAGGTAAGACACAATTTAGAATAACACGTAGTGGTATAGCATATGAACCAATTGTAGATGAGTATGTAGTTGCAATATACGACAAAAGATTATTAATACCCAAAGTAGATTACTTTATTGATGGTGCAGACTTTATATTTGCTACCGCACCTACAAACGGTAGATTTTTATCATTACACTCTATAGAAGCACCTGTACCTTCTTTTGGTAGTGGTGCGGAAGGTTTTGCACGAGTAAATGATTTAGGTCAACTTACTAGCATTTCAACTAACGTAAATGGTAGCAACTATAGATTTGAATATCCTCCAAAAGTTTCTATTAGTACAACTGTAGGATCAGGTGGTGCTGCACAAGCATTAGTAAACGGTATTAAGACCGTGACTCTACTTAATGGTGGTAAAGGATATAGCGATACAAACCCTCCTGTTGTTCAAATTGAATCTCCTACAAAAACAGGTTCTATACAAGCAACATTAAAAGCAACAGTTGAAAATGGTTCTGTCACTGCTGTAGAATTACAGGGATCAGGTTCTGGATATACATTTACACCTAGAATCACTTTCCGACAGCCTGGTGGTGCTACAGTCGCCACTCCTACGATATCTAATGGATCTATTAGTGGTGGTTTAACAATAACAAATGCAGGATTTGGATATACAACCCCTCCTGTAGTGTATGTTGATGAACCAACTGGTAATAATCCAATCAGAGCATCTTTTCAAACAGTCCTAGCATCTGACGGAACTATTGCATCTATTACTACAATTAACGCAGGGCAAGGTTATACATCCGTTCCAAGAGTAGCAATAGTAGATCCTGTTGGTGCACAAGTATTACAAACTGTAGTTGATGGAGACGGAAGAGTTATCCGTATTGATATACTTGACGGAGGAAGCGGATATGATGAAGTTCCTTCCGTTTATATCGTTGATAATAGAGTAGATGGTACAGGAGCATACGCAGGTGGTACAGGTGCTACCGCAACTGCTGCAATATTCAACGGTGCGATTACAGATATTAACGTAAGTGCGTTTGGTAGTGGATATTCTGCTGCAAATCCTCCTTCTGTTGTAATTCAAGCACCTACAAGTGCTGAAGCATCTGCGGAAATAGGTTTAAATGAGGTCACAGGGTTTAAGGTTAATCAATCAGGTAAAGGATATAATAAAGCACAGTTTACAGGATGTGCACGTGCTGCATCTGGTATTGTAGAATACACGGAAGATGGTAATGCAGTATTTTCTAATGATACTACTGCTGCATCTGCCACTGTTGATACTGAGGTAAAATGTCTTGATGCTTTATTTGTAAAACGTTTACTAGACAAGTATACACAGCAGTTCTTACCTGATGTACCAGAACTAGACTATAAGAAGATTGATGTTCGTACAGCAATCAAAACTATTAAGGATTTCTACTCCGCAAAAGGTACATCATTCAGTATTGCGTATCTATTCAAGTTATTATATGGTGAAACGGTAAGTATATCATATCCAAAAGACCAGATTATCAAACCATCTGCAGCAACATGGTCTATTGATACTATTTTAAGAGCAACTAAGGTTTCTGGACTTGCTACAGACATTCAAGATGGTCTTCTACAACAAGATGCAGATATTGCAGATCCTAATGTAAAAGGAGCATCTGCACTTGTTGAAAACTACATTTCAATTAAAACATCTACAGTAGAGATATTTGAACTTGTTCTATCTGAAGAAACTATTACAGGAACGTTTACCGTACCTTATAAGACAAAACTTGCTGAACCATTAAGTCAAACAGATTCAATCATTACAGTTGACTCTACCATTGGATGGCCAGAAAGAAACGGAGAGTTTGTAATTGGCACAGGTTCTGGTGCAGAATTAGTACAATATAAGGAAAAATCACTTAACCAGTTTATTGAGTGTACTCGTTCTGTTAACGGAGTTGTAGAGGACTGGGATTCTGCTACTGAAGTCTCATCAAACTTCCAAGTAAAAATTAATAAGGATACACCACAAGAAGTTGTGATGAATGTTGTTGGTATTGTTGATGCACAACAAACAACATTAACTGATACAGGTTCTTACTACTTACAAGGTGATAAACTAACAGTTTCTAAGTTAGGTGGTACTGGAACATCTCCTTTACTTACAACTTGGTTATATAACGTCAAGAAACTGATTACCGTTAGTGGTATCACATTTGGTGGTGTAAATAATCAATCTGCAACAGTCACATGTTCTAATAATCATGGTTTGTTGGTTGGTGATCAGGTCACAGTTTATGGTGCAAACCCAATCATCTATAATGGTACATTTACTGTCACATCAAGAGATAGTGAGACAGTATTCCAGTATGCACTACCACAACCTGCAGCAATCGTACCACAAGGTAATATTCTAGTATCAGTTGACTTGAACAAAGGTAAGTCTGATACTACTACGATTCTAAATGCAATCGGACCTTACACTACTAATATACAGAACTCTTTTTTCAATGACAACTATACTTACGTTGCATCAACTGGTATACCAAACTATTCTATAGGTCCTTTTCCTGGTTCTGCTCTTTTACCTGGCAACCAACGTAAATTAAACAGATTCCCTACACTCCCTACTACAATATCAACTAAGTCTGAAATTTCTTCAGGTCCTATTGGTACATGGGTAAATGGTGTTTCTGTATGGTCATATAAGTCAACACAAAGTAAAACTTTCGGTGCAATCACTAATATTGCTATTACTAATGCGGGACAAGGTTATGATGCTGCATCTCCTCCTGTTATCACTATTTCTGGTGGTGGAGGTACAGGTGCTACTGCTAATGTTGTAGTTAATGGTTCTATCTCTGAGATTACAGTCACAGCAGGTGGTTCTGGTTATACATCTTCTCCTCTAGTATCAATCGTTGGTGGAGGCGGTTCAGGAGCAGCAGCGACCGCTATTATTACTAAAGGTGCTGTAAGCCGTATTTTGATTAACTCTGGTGGTACAGGTTATACTTCTCAACCTTCAATTACTATTGTTGGTGGAGGCGGAACGGGTGCTGCGGGCACCGCCAGTGTTAGAGGTCCTATTAATACTGTTAATATTACCAATGGTGGTAGTTCTTATACCAGTGCTCCTACTGTAAGTCTATCTTCTGGTTCAGGAGCAGTGGCACAGCCGATTGTACAAAATGGTAGAATCATTTCTATTGCTATCATCTCTGCAGGTTCAGGATATACTACAGCACCTGAAGTTAGTATTCAGGGTGTTGGATTTGGTGCTGTTGCTCGTGCTACCATAGACACTGATGGTGAAAATGCAGGAAGAGTGACAAGTATCACCATTATTAACCGTGGTATTGGATACGTTCAAGGAACTACTCTTATTAATATGACATCTGTTGGTCAGGATGCAGTCTTTACACCTTCAGTATTCAAGTGGACATATAACTTACAAGCAACATCTGTATTAGACGCTGCTAAAGGTGGAGTATTTGAAGGATATAATAATCAGTATGGTGGAGAATATGCTCACCTATCAAATCCACAAAAACTACGTTTCATTCTAGGTGATAACTTACAAGAGGCAGTTGTAGGAACTATTACTGAACAAGAAACACAACTACAACACTCTCCTATCATTGGTTGGGCATTTGACGGAAACCCAATTTACGGTCCTTATGGATATACTGATCCTACCGACCAGTCATCTGAAATTACAAGATTAAGAACTTCATATAGAGTTAAACCTGCTCTTGTACAAACTTCAAATAATCCATCTCCTGTAAGAACTGCAGGTCCTCTACTATCTGTTGAGGCAGCAGGTAATTTTGTTGAAGATTATGAGTATGTTTTCAACCTTGGTGATCTAGATCAGTACAATGGTAGATTTTGTAAGACACCTGACTACCCTACAGGTAGATACTGCTACTTTGTCACTATAGATGCTACAGAGGCAGGTAATCCAGAATTCCCTTATGTCTTAGGTCCTAGTTTTAACTCTGTTGTTGATACATGGAACTTAAGCACAAGTGCAGTGCAGCAAAATATTCCAACTGGTGTTGTAAGATATCGTGATCCATATGAGAATGTTGATATTGATGTTGAAAGAGCACCTAATGCTTCTACAAATGCTCTAACAACTGAAGATGGTGCAATATTACTCTTTGATCCAGAAGATACTAATAGAGATGGACAGATAGATGCTGAAGAATCAGCAGAAGTTAATCTAGGTCAATTATTTGAAGAATCACCTCTACAACTCTTTGATTACTTCCCTAAAGTTAGATTTGACTCGAAAGTTGATATTGAAGTAGAAACAACTAATAAATTTGAAGATGCTAACGTCACTGGATTTACTATTGAAAACTCAGGTCAATCATATCAGGTAAATGATAGATTAGTCTTTGATAATACAGGAACTGGTGGTGATGGTGCATCTGCACGTGTTTCTCGTATTAAAGGAGAAACAGTCTCAGCATATACTTTTGAGAGTATAAGTGGTAATAACTTTGGTGTTCTAACAACTTCTAGTCCTCATAATCTAGTTGCAGGTGATAGTATATTCGTTGACTATACACCTGTGATGGACAATACAAACAAACAGTTTACTGTTCGTCAATATAAAGGTATAGAAGAAATACAAATTACACAGACTGGTTCTGGATATAATACTGATATTCCTCCTACAATTATTATTGATAGCACTAGCGGTCAAGATGGTGAACTAGAGGCAATTGTGACAAGTGTAGGTTCTATTGATACTGTTAATATTATTAACTCTGGTTCTGGGTATACATCTAACCCAAGAGTTATACTTTCACATCCACAGATCTTTAAAAAAGCAGATTATTATCTATCATTCATTAATAATAACAATTATGTCAAAGTCAATGATACTTTCGTCAATGATAACAAAGAAGTATTCATCTGTGGTAAAACAAAAGATGCAAGTGGCAACGTTGTCGCATTCGTCTCAAAATTATCAGCAACTGGTGTTAAAGAATGGTCTAAAACTCTTGAACTCGGTAGTGGGTTAAATTACGCAGAATTTAATTCATTATATGTTGATGGTAATGATGTTTGGGTTGTAGGTATTAATAAACCAAATAGTAGTATTCTTAATGCATATAATCCTGACGTTATACTTTGTAAGTATACACAGGCAGCAAACGGTCTAAGTGCAACACTTGCTTTCCAAAAAGCATATGCAGGTATATCTGGTGGTACTCGTGCTGATCATATCACAATAATTAAGAAGTATAGTGATACTCGTTATATAATCGGTGGATACACAAATACAAACTCTGCAAACCCTGATGATGCATTCATAGCATCTATTGATACATCGGGTAATTTTGCCATTAAGAGAAAATTTGCTTCTGCAAATAAATCTGAAAGAATTACTGATATTATTTGTAATTACAACTCAGCAACAGGTGGACAGGATGTTTACTTCTGTATGGAGACTGCATCTACAGTTAATGCTTTAGATGTTGATGTTGCTGTTGGTAAGTGTCAGATTGGAGTCAATGCTATTACTGTTGACTGGATCAATACTTATGCTAATTCTCTACATTCTATGATAGACACTAGCATTGCTATAGATGAGTTTAATGAAATCTATATTAACGCTACATGTAGACAAAAAGCAAATGATACAGATAGAGATAGTATTTGGGTTGGTAAGATTGATAGTACAGGAGCACTAATATGGAACTATCGTTATCTAACACCTGGTAGAGATGTCACATCATGTGGTAAGTCTGCTATTGATTTATTTGGTGATCTTAATATTGCATATACTAGAGATAATAATACTAATGAATATAAGACTGTTGATGTATTAAAGATCGGATATAATGGTACAATTAAAAATCATACAACTACAGAATTTACTGCCGATAATATAGAGGGTCTACAAATTCATGGATTGGATGTTGATACATCTGGTGATGTTCATACATTTGGTCAAACATATTGGAATAGAAATGAGTTTGTAATACCATTTACATCTAGTGCTCTTACAGATACCACAACACATTATACTGCTGCTCTCACAAGCACAAGTGATTCATTTAGTTATGATACCTCTGGTGGATGGGGTAAGATATTAGGTGCCACAACTGCAGCACCAAGTGTTTGGACTAATACTAACATAAAATTTGCAGGTACAGATTTAGGACAGAAACTTGCAGGTGATTGGACTCTAGAATTCTTTATATTCAAGGATGCCACAAACAGTAATGTATTTTCCCAACCTAAAGAAACACTTTTTGCTATAGGTGATGCCACAGTATCTACTGGTGGACTACATTTATATTATGATCAGAGTTCTGCAGGTCCGAGTGGTCCTTTGACTCTGACTATTACTAATAGTACTACAAGTATTAACTCTGCAGGTAGTTCTTTAACATCATCACAAACAAACTTATATGCTGATAATACATGGCAAGCAATTGCAGTCACTAAGAGTGGTGATACATTTAAGGCATACGTAAACGGAATTGAGGTTCTTACTGGTACTATATCAGGAACTTCATTAGGTGCTAAAGATTTATACTTTGGTAATATACCTGGTGCAAATGGTACACTAGGTCAGTTTAGATCTAACGAACAAGGTCAATATCATATAGATCACTTACGCTTAAGAAATAGAGCAATCACACCAACAGTTCCTAGTGATATCCTTGCATTACCTACTGCAGGTGCATATGGTCTTACATTTAATTGGGTTGATGATGCATGGTTTGCAGATCATATGAGTCGTTATGATTACATTGAATATGCAGGATTT